CTTACTTTAACTTTCTTGGCTTTCTTTTTCTGCAGTTTTGGTTATTTTACCGAGATACCTCAAGCAACTCACCAACCACACGTACAATGTGGTCGCCATCAGGATGATGTCGCAACTCGTGTTGCAATGCGACAAAACGATCACCCAAAGGTGCCTTAGACTCAAGACAACGGAACGCCATCCTGGACGGATCCACTGGACGACACTTGTCTTTATCAAACACCTGAGAACAAAACTCAAAGGTTTCTCCGGCACGCTCATATTGTTTACAAATATGGCCATACAGCTTATATTTGTCAACCGCACCCGGGACAAACTCCTCAAGGCAATCATCTCCCATGGCTATTGCCCACCTGGCACCAACAAGCCAAGCATTAAATACGCGAATCCGTGAATTTGCACTCGATGTCACATAACTACCACTCTTCATAACACCAGGCTTTGTTTGAGTAATTAGCTCATAGTCTGGTGTCACAAATACTGAGTTTGCAAGACATCTGGTCCTATTCATTATCACGCGGGCAACAAAGTGCTCGGGGTTTACACGCATCAAGGCGAGTCTACACCTGGCTTCCAAGAGGAGCTCCCACTCCGTGACTGACCAATCCCAACCGGACATATCACTTTGAGCCACATTTTGCAAACCCCCAGATTGAGTCTTCACCCTTTCAATGAACGATTTAACGTCATCATCGAGGCTTAGTCCTATCCCAGGGCACTAGGAATATGCTTCCATGCGGCAATCTCGAGATCATTTAAGTTCTCAAAGAGCACACGCTCCACAATCTGATCGTCCAAACTTTCTGAAGCGATTAGACGGAAGCGCTCCTCGTGTACTTTCTCCAGTAAGTGCGGCTCCGATTTAACAAACAGCTTGACTGGATCACAATAACCCCCTTGAACCATTTCCTCAGGAGTTAGTCCCTCAGGCATATCTGCCAAAAGCACGATACGTTCCATTACCGCGCGAACGACAAAACCTTCATGGTTGTCAAGTATATATTTGTTATTCGGACCGAGCTGCTGAAGAGGCACACCTGGCTTTGCGCTCATTTTCACTCGCTCAGCACATATCTCCCTTATACGGCCCTCCAACTCATCAGTCACACCAGTCTCGGAAAACCCTCGAGGGGGATTGCCTATGATATATTGACGCCGAACACGTTCAATTATCTTAAGCTTTACCTGCTCTAAGGGCTCTTTCCCTTCGACTATGCGTGAACTCTGATATTGGAGAGAGCGGCGGACTGCTTCGCCTGATCTTCTGGGCCAAGC